CTGAGGCGGTAGAGCAGCGGACTTTTAATCCGTTGGTCGAAGGTTCGAATCCTTCACGACCCACCAATAATATTCAACTGGCGACAAAGTGGCGATTATAAATATCTAGTTTTTATCTTTACTTTTAGACCTATCTTTAAACAATGGCGATAACCGCCAGTCAATTAACTGAAATCAATTACTCCCATATTTCACACGGAAAATCTAAAAACAATTTAAAAATCATTAGGTTATCTTGTTATTCTTATTATCAATGATCTATTTTAAGTGAAAAGTGATGAAAAAGATTGAAATTTTTACAGTTAAGATCTCTATTCAGTTGCATTAATGATCTCTTTTACTTCAATAAGTTAGATTAATTTTTACTTTGAAATCTAACTGAAAAAACACCAATTTTTAACGCAAATTCGGCGGGGGAGGAAGTGGATTTTCCGTGCCTTCTGTTTTTACGTGAAAAATTTCCGTGGAATTGTTTTATATTGCTTACTACGTAGATTTATTTGTTATAACAATAACTTAGATTTTCCGTAGTTGATGTCTCTGATATGTATATCGGGGAGATAAAGAAAAGCCGCAACATTGTGCGGCTTTGGTTTGATGTGAATTACGACTGTTACTCAATAATCGGCGTGAGTTTACCTTTGATTGTTTTTGCTTTGTTTGCCTGCTGGGTGAATGTGCTTGCTTGATCTGGCGGTGGCGATCCTCTATGAGTATGAGTTGCCACTATGCTTGCCACCTCGCCTAATAGTTGAATAGTATCTTCCAACAGTCTAAATATGTTTTGCCCTTCAGTACCCATATAACTTAGCGGCGCCACAAATTTATTCTTTTCGTCCGAAACACGTTGCGCTAATCCCACAATTTTTTCTTGTAGCGTACCACCTGTTCCCACAGTACGATTGCTTGCAGTCGTATCATTTATACTACCCAATACGCTAACAGTTTTATTTCCGCCTATAGTTTGCGTACTATCTGAATCTACTGTTTTTGTTGATGTACCAATTTGTTTTACTTCACTATCTGTTTCGATGTGTCGTTCAAAGGATTTATCTGTAATCTTCTGATCGGTTTCGCGAACCTTATTGCCTGCGGCATCGGTGCGCTCATACACTTCGGGGCGTTGCTGTTTGAGTTGTTCTCCAGGTGCAACACTTGGTACTGTTTTTCCTTGTGCTAACATAGTGCGTACAAAAGGTTGATCGCTTCTCCCATAAGCAAAGCCCACTTCTACCATCGTGCCCACTTCAGGAAAAGCAAAATCTCCGCCTTGTGAACCTGTACTTGTTACAGGCAAAGGCACAGCTGGATAAACTGGCACAGTTTTATCCTCATTTCCGTTTTCGTCCAGTAGTTGCAACTCGACGGCATATTTCGGGCGGAACGGATCGGAAATATCACCGCCACTAGATGGATCTGCAACGCCAACGACTTTCGCATACTTCGGCAAATGATAACCGCCCGCCAATTCTGGGAACGTTTTTTCCATTTGTCGGCGTTCAGGGCTTTTTTGTTCTGGCTTGCCGTCTTTGCCTAGATTTTCCCATGACAAAACATAATCATCGCCATGCAATTCCACTTTCTGAATTTTATTGCCATTAATGATTGCACCAGGTCGAATAGCGGCGGTGATAGGAATTGTCATATCATTGCTGCCGCTTGTTAATGTCATGCTTTCGTCAAACTCAATATTCTTTCCAGCCCAGCGTGAATCTTTATGCGAACCAACAAACAAAGAACCGTCTGGCGATTGTTGCCACATATAATCTGCTATTCGATATTGTCGCCCAATATTGGCTAAAAGCTGATAACCACTGCCATTATGAGTGAATAACGAAATCGGCGTATCCGCATAATCTGCTTGCGGTACCTTTACAGGGATTTTTGTTTGGCTTGTAATCCACGCGCATAAATCGCGCAAAGTAATATGGCGATGAGAGCAATTTAACGGCTTTTCAAACACGGCCACTTTTTCGCGAATAAATAATTTTTTATAGCCGTTTTCCGCACTTTGTTCACGCTCAACAATACCGTCAAACCATTTGTAATAGTGATCATATTCTCCCATCTCAAAAACTGCACTTTTGCCTACACAATCTTTCTCAGTTAGCACAGTGACGAATCCACGCCCAGTATTATTCAACTCAAGGATAATTTGCTCATCTGAAAGTTCTAATTCTTCGCCGTCAATAATGCACGTTTTGATTATTTTCATCCGTCAATTTCCCCTAAGTCTCTGTCAATCTTGCCCCAAAACGAATCGTCTTGCTTAGTTTGAGATTGTTCAGATTTACTACCATTTCCAGCCGCACTTTTATTTTCTGAACTTTGCGCTGTTGGGGCTTTTTCACCTTGTGCTTTAGCTTTTGGTTTTTTCTTGCGTTGGTCTTTTTTCTCTGCAACAGAATTTACCTCGCGCAAAGTAAAGGAAATCGACCAGCCCAACTGCCCATTTTGTTCTGTTGCAGAAACCTCTCCACTAAATTGCACTTCACGCATATTTACCGCCTCTGCAACTGTGCAAGATACCCGATATTTTGTTTGCTCGCCTTTGCCCGTTTCTGCTTCTGCTAAATTGAAAAGCTGCGTCAGCCACTCTTTCCTGTTGTATGGAATAAACCCCGTTACGCTTAACTCTTTGGCTTTTACGCCTTTATCTGATGTTTTGGTACTTGATTTTTGACCGCTCATGTCTTTTTCTTCACGTTTGACCGAAACCGACATTAAAATATTGTTTAAATAAATTGGCGTGCCATTTAGTGCAAGTTGTACACTTGGATTACGTTTCTGCATTTTGCAACATTCCTCTAATATTGGTTAAATCTGTACCAATAAACATCACACAAGCGGTAAATACATTACCCGCCGTCGGCAGATTCAATTTGATTTTTGTTTCCGCCACTTCGAGATAATCCGAAACAGAAAATGCATATACATTCGCCGATGTATTCAACATTTTTTCGACTTTTTCATTATTGGCTTTATCGCGTTCTTTTTTAGCGGCCTTTAACGCCTCAATCATCGCCATCGGATCTTTAGTTTGCGCAGCAACCGCTGCAGATGTCGCATTGCGTAAAATACTTTGCATCGTGCGGGCGGAACCTGGCGTAATATCTGCACTATTAGAGAATGAAGGACTTACCATAGTTGGCGTTTTTATCATTTTTGTTTCTTGTAAATCTTTACTTGATTTCGCATAGTCTAGCGCTTGCTTAAATGTGGGCTCTGGCAATAGCTCACGCACTTTTTCCAACTCTGCAATAAACTGATCAATATTGCTACTTGTCACCATAATGACCACGACATCCTGCACACCTTTAGGGCGATTCGGATCGGCATAATCAACCAACTTTGCCGCCAGTGCTTTCACGGCATTTTCTGGTGACAAATAGTGATTTGATTTTTCTTTGATACCGTGCGACCAATTATGCACACCTAATTTAGTACCACTTACAGATAGCGAAAAAGGGGAAATAATCCCCTTTTGTGCGTTTTGTAATGTTGTTTTAGCCTGTGGGGATAGTTTTAGTTTTTGTTGTTTCCACATATAAAAACCTACTATAAGTTCGTAAAACTTTTATGCTTAATACAGATTAAGTCTAGACAAAAACGCTCTTTAAATCGTCATTAAAAGGCGTTTAGATATATAAAATTATCTTAAACCCTATCAGGCCACGGATCTGATGTTGTCCACATCATCGATTGTGGTCTTAAATTTTTTGGTTCAATACTATTAAGTCTTAGGCGTTTCCTTATGTAAAGTAATTGTTTTAGAAAAACTGTAGTGACCAATAGTAAGTTCAACAGAATCAACATCGTCAGGTATATGGTAACTTCCACTAGGTTTTTCGCCATTTTGACTGAATAATGAATTATAAATTTCTCTATTATATGAGGAATCAATTATAGAGCCAAAACCAGCTTGGTGCTGTTGAAGAAGTTGTAGATAATCTGCGTTTTGGTTTAAATAGCGTGAAACCGCTTTGCCGTTTTCCAACACCCCATGTAGTTTTAACTCGCTAAGTGTGTTGTTTTCAAATTTATATGTAAAGTCTGTTACAGAAACCAATCTATTTAAATCAACCTCTCTAATATGATTGTATAAAACAGAAGTGGCTTTTACTGGCGATTTTAATGTTATATTCACTGTCTCCCCAGAACTATTGACATAGTTCTGCAATTTCAACAGCCCTTCTGCATTGACTTTTTTTGCGTCATCAGAGTCCAAAACCCAGCCTGTATATTGCTCGCCCACTTGAATAACCAATTCGTTATTGTTTGTGTCTACCACATAATCCCCACTCGCTAATTTCGCTTCATCTTCGGGATAATTGATTGGAGAAGGCACAACAGTTTGTAATGCCAGCACTGAAATTTGACCGCTTGCTTTGAGTTTTCGTAATTCCTCTACGAGCTCACGGAATGTATCTAAATCGGCTGATACCTCACCGCCTAACAGGTCATTTTTAAGTTGGGTTATCTTTGCCTCAATTTGAGCCAAAATCGCTTTATCTTGCTCACCTAAGTAAGTTGCAAATTCGGTTAATAATTGTTGGATTGTTTGTGTTGTCATAGTCGTCCTATTTTGTAAGCTATAATTAAATCTGAAAATTCAGGTAAAACAGGTGTACCACAGCCACCAGAAATACCTTTTGATAACGTCACCTTGATAGGTTGTTTTGATTGCAACGATACCGCCACTGCTTGTTTCAACTGCAATTTCACATCGATTGCCCGTTTACAGTCTTTCATCGCGTCATTCCTCTACGCGTTCTGCAGGATAATAGCTATAACGCGTAATCTTTCCGCCACATAGCGTGTCTCGCCAGTTGCTCGTATTCGTGATTTTTAACGCCCAACTTGCGGTCTTCCACTTTGTGTTAGCTAAACGGTCGCGCGTGCAAGTGATTTTGATGTTGTTATCCGATAACGCAATACCATTGCCTTTTGTCAAATGGATAACTGGATCTTTGCCATCAGGCACGATAAACAAGTCAAATTCGCTATCAGCAAAGCCTTCAGGTACTTCTTTTTCATCTAGCGTCAGTGTTTCGCTTTCATCGTCACCAAATTTCCAGTTAAAATTAATGATCGGTTTGTCTTTAGTCATCATGTTTAAACATTGCCCCTAATTGATTCGGACTAAACCGCCAACCATTTTCTCCACCGCAAATCGCATTAAAGCACCACTCACTGCAAAAATACTTACTGCGTTTTTGTTTGATGCCAAGTACGATTCCTAGCGCGCCCCACCAGTCGTATTTACAACCCAAAGTGCGGTCAAAATAGGCTTTGATTTGCTCCTCGGTGACATCGGTGAGGGGGATTAAATCCCATTTGGCGTTATCGGATACATCAATCTGTTTGCAACGTACGCCGCCATCTTGTACCGATGAGGAGTAGCAGTCATATACTGTCGTATGCTCATAATGGTGTCCGTTAGTAAATTCAATGCGTTCTATCGCGATTTCACAATGCGAGTATTTGCCCTTAGTAAAAAATCTAGTAATGCGGTCGGCTATCGCTTTGACTGGCTCTTTGCGCCAGTCTCGCTTGTGTTTGTACATTGCCAAATAAACCTTAGCCATTTTGGTATGCCTCCATTAGAGAGTCCATTTGCTTGATAATGTCATCATGGATTGATTGCAGTTGCTCTAGTGTGAGATTAGGGGCTTGGAGTTCATACTTGCGCATACGTTGATTGGCAAGCTCCATTTGTAGTTTTTCCAAGCCTGCCGCCTGCGTCAAGATCAGGTTTGTGGCGGTCTTATTATCCAGTCTCGCACGTAGTGCAAAATCGGTGATATATCGACTACATTCACCTTCATAATTTGCAGCTTTAAATGCTTCTGCCGCGGCTTGGCGTTCGCGGTACTCGCTTTCAAAGCGTGTCCAAGTGCTGTAGATTTTTGCTGCGTGCTCATCGATATTGACGATAAGTCTAGATTGAGTTTCAGCTAAAAGCGCGGTTTGTTTTTCGGGTGAAATTTCCCAGGTAAGTGTGTCAAGATTTAACACATGTGCCGCACTAGGTTGTGGGTCAATTAATACAGGGTTGCCTGTTTTATCTGCAATGATTTGTTTGCCTTGAGATTGCCCGTTAAGTAGCTCAATATATTTATCTTGGCTAATTTCCACCGCGCTTTCGGGTACAAAGCCACCGTCTGTGTCATCAAAAAAACCGTTTTTAAAATACATTGTCATCTTTTCCATCTCCCAATTGCGATGATATTTACGTAAGCAATTTCACCGCTATTATTGTACGTTTCACCGCACACTAAGTGGCATGCGCTGTTACTAGTGCCTTGCACAAATGTAATAATAGTATCGTGGTCGCCAACACTGTTGAAATACTGAGCTGTTGCGGTCAAAATCGGCATTTCGGTAAATGCGACCGCCCAATTAAAATTAACTTTGCTGTAATCGCCAGTTAACATATGCTTGCGACAAGTTTGTATCATCGTTCCATCAGGATATTTTCGCACCTCAATGTCGCCGATTTTTTGGTAGGTAATTGCAGCATTAATAATTTGAGAGGTGGCCTGATTAAAATCAGTAATCTGACTAGCCGTGTGCGCATGATTACGGTCAGCTTTGTCTTGTAATCCTTGCGCTAATCGCCCTGCATCAAGCGCACCAGCATTGGTTACCTCACCATGTGACTTAATCCAAAAAACTACATCATCAAAGCTATTAATGGCTTTAATATAAAGTTTGAGTACAAGTGACTTAGGGCGTGTTTCATCGCCGCCTGTTTTGGCGTCGTCATCCGTTGGCATTGCATAGTAATTATCTGTTACTACACCATCTCCGACTAATGTCATTAATATTGTTTTTGGTACTCCAAAATCTGTATATTCAGTGTTACCGTTATAGTTTTTAAGTGTATCTTTTGTGTATGCGTTATTTAACGGTACCTTATGAGCATGTCGTTTTAATCCATCCTCTTGCGTTTGCCCCACATATAGCCCATTCCCCGCATTACGCAAAAATCTATCAGCTACTTTAGGCACACTATTAATTGACCCATATTTACCGACTAAGTGACGATATAACTCTGGGTAACGCTGCTCGGTAACTTGAGCGGCAACCTCATCAAAAGCAATCCAGCCAGAAGGGATATTATCCACGGCAAAATAAGCCGTCATGCCTACATCGCTACGAGTTAAATCAGGGAGTTTGTTGCTACCCAACACCCGATATAAATCTGGAAAGGTTTGTTGGCTGAACGTAGAACCATCAGCACGTAAAAAACCTACAGGATTTGTTACCGCACGTGGAAATGATACTACTGCACCTAAAGGCAAGCCTTTTTTAGCAGCCTCGCCTACCGCATATTCGGAGGCAAATTTGTTTTTATCTGCTCCATCTGTTTTGTGCGATATTGGTAAAATACCAGGCTCTGTTTCTGTTGCTGGTTTTGCTGTCCATTTTGTATTAGCAAGCTCTTCGGCTTCCACACCTTTATCATAAGCCTTTTTAACCGCAGCACTCGTCGCAACATCATCTGCGCTGTTGCTATCTACGCGAGACGATTTTTTACTGTTTGGAATGTAATTTCCCAAATTACGCGTAATTGCATCAATTAATGCTTTTAAGCCTTTAATTGCTTTCGGCGTTGCAGCCATATCTTCGGCATCTGAATCATAGCCTGAAAATAATTTTACTATCCCCTTTTTAACTAAACTTGCGATAGGTAACTTGTGCGTATGGCCCTGTTTATCTTTAGTGTTTTCGGTTGTGTCATCTAATGTAAGCGGATTCATGCCTAAAAACGGCGATAGTAAACGGCGATCTGTCACATTGCCTTGGCTGTCAATATCCGCCAAAATTTGCACATAGTGTTGGCGGTTTGCGGTGTCCACATAATCCGCTTTTGATTGCGTGAGATACTTAATTTCAGTTTGATATTCGCCCGTTACGGTGCAATGATGCACTACATCGGCATAAACTGAGCATGGTAGATTGTTTGTGGTGAGGTTATAAAGTGCGGTTAAATCCATGCGCACCCCTTCCACGTAAGCTACACCT